ACTCCTTGCAGGAGAAATTGGAATTGAAACAGACACGAATCGTATGAAGATCGGAGATGGAACGAACAACTGGGCAAGTCTTCCGTATTTCCCGGCAGACACTGGACTTGGAAGTGTCTTTGATGGAGGAACGCCATCGAGCACATACGGTACGATTCCCGCCCTCATAGACTGCGGAGGTGTCACGTAAGGAAAGTGTGTTCTCAAATATAACAAGGGATGCCAATCCATATTCAGTTGAGACGAGGCACGTTGTCGCAGTGGGCCGCGGCAAACCCTGTTCTCTTTCAGGGCGAGATTGGACTTGAAACAGACACCCGCAAGTTCAAACTCGGAGACGGGACGACCGCGTGGAACAGTCTTCCTTACGGTGGCGTGGAAGGTCCCACCGGTACTACAGGTCCCATGGGAGTGCCTGCGATTCCTAGATGGACGGTTGGATCAAACTCCAATTCCGGACAATTCAAGGACGAGTCTACCACATCGGGTGAACGTGGATTCCTCTTCAATCCGGTTGACATCTACGGATTTAACCGTGACTATTTCTTCCGGACACTGTTGGCAACCATTTCTGTCGCACCGATTCGGTTTACGGTTTACAAGGATGAAAACACGTGGTCTACCATCACGGTAAGTCAAGTCGAGCACAATCGCGTCACGGTTGGGTCTTGGTGGGTGTCTGGACCCGTCATTACTGAGAGTTCTGGGTTTAGTCTGACCAACGGCGATCAGTACAACGTCTCCTATGGAGCGCATGGTCCAACAGGAACCACGGGACCCACAGGAACCACAGGTCCAACAGGAACGACTGGAACGACAGGAACGACTGGACCCACAGGACCTCTAGGTACAGGTCCCACTGGACCGACAGGAACCACGGGAACGACGGGACCGACGGGACCAACTGGATCCACGGGAACCACAGGAGACACGGGAACCACAGGAACGACTGGACCCACAGGACCTCTAGGTACAGGTCCCACTGGACCGACGGGAACGACGGGAACGACTGGACCGACAGGGAATACTGGTCCTCTAGGAACGGGTCCCACAGGTCCGACGGGACCCACAGGAACCACAGGAACCACGGGAACGACTGGACCGACAGGAACGACTGGACCCACAGGACCTCTTGGTACGGGACCCACAGGACCGACAGGAACCACGGGAACCACAGGAACCACAGGAACCACGGGAACCACAGGAACCACGGGAACCACAGGAACGACTGGACCCACGGGACCGACAGGCAACACAGGTCCTCTAGGAACAGGTCCCACAGGTCCCACAGGTCCCACAGGAACCACGGGAACCACGGGAACCACGGGAACCACAGGAACCACGGGAACGACTGGAACAACAGGAAACACAGGTCCTACCGGTCCAAAGGGAGACAATGGTGTGTCTGGAGGTCTCGTGTTGATCTTGGACACTGCGGGCGGTGCTGCTCCTCAGACGGGAACGATGGTAATTAATCCCGTTCTGAGCGCACAGACGACCATTACATCTGGAAACCAAACCAATGTATCCAATTACCTCATGGGAACATTCGTAAGCGAGGTAGGACTCATCTCAACCACTCTCATTGCCGGAGGGTTTTGGGACTTCAATACTCATTGCGTCGCAAACACGAGCGGGGTCTCCTATTACGCGGACATCCATTATGTGGATGCGGATGGATCTAGCAATCCCGTGTTGATTGCGTCAGGTTCAACTGGTCCCGACGACGTTGGAACTCTGGATGACGAATACGTTCATTCCATCTACGTGCCCACAACCACACTTCCAGATATCACGAAGCGAATCCGTGTTCGCTTGTACGCAAACTTTGTGGGAAGCAATCGCACACTCACCATACAGTTCCGCGGTCAGAGCATCAGTCACGTTCATACGACCATTCTCCAGAACGTTGGCACTGGTCCCACAGGAACCACGGGAACCACGGGAACCACAGGAACGACCGGACCCACGGGACCTCTTGGCACTGGACCCACCGGACCTACGGGAAACACAGGTCCTACTGGTTGGACAGGAACCACGGGAACCACGGGACCGACGGGAACGACGGGAACGACAGGTTGGACAGGCACAACGGGTCCCACAGGTACAACGGGTGCCACAGGTCCTGACGGGAATCCTGCTCTCTGGGCAACCTTTCGGGCAATTACCAATGTAGACATGTCTGGGTTTGCAATGAACAACCTATCCTCTGCGAATGTAACTCGCTCGGGTGTAGCTGTTGGAAGTGTCACGAGTGATGCGAGTTCCAACCTGATCCTTACCGCGACGTCCAACATCCGAGTCACACGTCCTACGGAATATCGCTGGATCACCTCCAATGTATCAGGAACTTCGCTATCCCTGGCATCCAACAATGCGTCAACGGTCTATCGTATCACAAACACTGGGTTCAACACACTGAACCTACCTACGCTAACTTCCAATGACACCGGTATCTTTTGGACACTCTCGAACACGACAGCAACGACTCTTTCCGTGACTGTATCGGGTGGATTTGGAGTCACAAGTCCGTACTCCTTCACGTCCAACAGCATGGCGCAAATCTATTGGGATGGATGCTCCAACTATATCATGAATGCGGGCGGTGGCTCTCCCGACCGATGGGCGGAGTACAAGGCAATCACGAATGTGGATATCAGTGGATACAATATCGACAACGTAAGCACAGAATCGTGGGGCAGAATTACGCCATCCAATCTGAACAGCACCGCAGGAGGTACGTATAGCATATATATTAGCGGTGGAATCACCTACGCCCTTCACATATTTTCAAACGCAGGTACGACAGTATTTGCCCCTAGCGTCAACATCACTTCGGCGGACGTTTTGCTTGTAGCGGGAGGTGGAGGTGGTGGTGGAGGTGGTGGTGGAGGTGGTGGAGCTGGTGGTGTTCTCTACCGTACAAACCAATCTATAACATCTGGGACATACAACGTCGTTGTCGGAGCGGGTGGAATAGGAAACAACCAAAACGGAGGACCTCTCGCGGAAAGTGGTGGTAATTCTACGGCATTCGGAAACACTGCTGTCGGTGGAGGCGGAGGTGGTAACGGACATTTCACAACGAACAATGGAGCATCGGGAGGATCCGGTGGTGGCGGTGGTAATGGCGGTACGGGAGGAGCGGGAACGTCCGGACAGGGATTTGCGGGAGGGACATCATCTGGTACTGGAGCCGGTGGTGGAGGTGGTGGTGCTGGTTCTGCGGGTTCCAATGCGGCATCTGGTGCGGCAGGTGGTGCTGGTGCGACGTATTCTATTGTCGGTTCTAACGTCATCTATGGCGGGGGTGGTGGAGGTACTGGTGGAGCGGGTGGATCAGGCGGAGGTGGATTTGGTGGAGCGGGTGGAGGAGGTGGTGCGGCTGGAACGAATGGTCTCGGTGGAGGTGGTGGTGCTGGTGGTGGATACAACTTAGGCGCATCCACGGGTGCAAATGGCGGAAGTGGAATCGTCATTCTCAGGTATCCGATTGGAAATACCTTTGTAGCTGCGGGGTCTATCTCTACAGACGCATCCGCCAACCTTACCGTTTCTGCTGCGAACGCCGCACTTCAATTTGTTCGCATCCAGGGTCCCACAGAGTACCGCTGGATCACTTCCAATGTGTCTGCGACCTCGCTGACACTCTCTTCCAACTACTTTTCCACCGTGTTCCGTATCACCAACAACGGCTTCAATTCGCTCACAGTTCCCACACTGACAGCGGCTCAGCGCGGTGCTTTCTGGACACTCTCCAACACAACAACGAGCAATTTATCTGTAACACTGTCCGGTACGGTTGGACTTTCTAGTCCTTATACGTTCAATGGAAACAGCACCATGAGTTTGTATTGGGATGGCTGCTCCAACTACATCATGGCTGCGGGAGCAGGAAGCACAGGTGCGACTGGATCTGCTGGAGTCACTGGATCTACGGGTGCGACGGGAGGCACGGGACCAACGGGACCTACGGGGTCTGCTGGCTTTACGGGCGCAACGGGACCAACGGGGAACACGGGACCGACAGGACCAGGCGGAACGGGACCGACGGGACCAACGGGAGCAGGGAGCACAGGACCGACAGGAGCAGGCGGAACGGGACCGACTGGACCACCCGCGTCATTGTCGGCGAGCACGTATATCTCTATTGGAACGCTTGCAAGCAACATGTCGTCGGGTGATGCGGACATTCCATTCACATCCTCGTATGATCCGAACAATTGGATCCAAAACTCGGGGTCGTCATCCATGACCTTCCGACCAACTGTTGCGGGGTACTATTTGGTAACCGTATCTGGACTCTTTGATAGCGCAACAGTCAACAACAATCTTCAAATTCAGACAACGGCAGGAGTACAATTGTATTTTACTGCCGCTCCGGACAACAGTTTAGTCGCAGAGGGTAACAAAATCTTCTACTTCAATGGAACTACAGACGAAGTCAAGTTCCGAGCATTCGCATCAAGTCCATCGTTCCTTCGCAGCAACAATTCTACCTTCTTTAACGCCCAACTGATCGCCTATGGACAGGGATTCACGGGACCCGCGGGTGACCCAGGAGGTCCGACAGGCCCCCAGGGAGTGCAGGGACCACAGGGTAACCAGGGGATCCAGGGAACGGCCGGATTTACAGGACCGCAAGGAGTCCAGGGTCTCCAAGGCATTCAGGGGTTCACGGGTCCCACAGGTCCGGGCAGTGGAGGATCAGGCGACGCAACAGCATGGGCAACCTACCGCGCAATTACGAATGTGGATATGAGCGGGTATGCGATCTCCAATGTTTCGACAGTAGGACTGTCCAGACTTGCACCAGCAGCATTAACCCCTTCCAACTCGGGGATCGCCAATCTGTCCATGTGGATGGACGCCGCAGACGCGACCACCGTAACAACATCAACAGGAGCAGTGACCCAATGGCGTGACAAGTCGAGCAACGCATATTCCTTCTCCAACGTCAGTGGAACGAGCATCGTCTACGGGTCAACGACAATCAACGGTTCCAATACACTCACGTTCCCGAATAGCAGTACAACCTATCTCCAAGCATCCACAACGATCACAATCCCAGCAACAACACGAACCACCTTCTTCCTTATCCGTCACACCGACCCCCTGTCAAATGATTTCCCAGACATGCTCCAGATATCCAATGCTACTGGTAGTTTTATCTGGGGAACGATGGGTCCCACGAATTCAAGCAACAACGTCGGTAACCATCTTCTTGGATCAGGAGGTCTTGGGTATGCAAGTCCCGGAGTTGGTTCTCTTGCTGGAAGGACCTTCTTGGTAACTCATCGTCGCTCTAACTCAAACACGTTTTCTGTGAATTACAATGGTTCCAATCTAACCCTGAATGTAGACATTATAACTTCAAACTACGGCAACGGTACAGGCTTTATCGGACGGAGGTCACGTGGTTTCCATATGGCGGAATTGATCACCTATGACGCAGCACTCGCAGACTCAAATGTACAAGCAATCGAAGGATATCTCGCATGGAAGTGGGGTCTACAATCAAGTCTTCCCGTAAGTCATCCCTTTTTCTCCGCAGCACCCACGGTTATAGGAACGACGCTTTCCAACTACGCGAGTCAAGCCATTGACTCCAACTTCAATCTTCAGATCAGCGCAACCTCCAATATCCGTCTCACCCAACCCACGGAATGGCACTACCTTACCACCGATACATCTGCGACTACCCTCTCACTCACCGCATCCAACGCGGGGACGTTCTACAACTTCACCAGCAACACGCTCAGTCTTCTCAATGTACCAACAACACTCACAACCGCAGACCGCGGCATGTGGTGGCAGCTTTCCAATTCTACCGTATCGAACATCGCCTTTACGGTTTCGGGCGCAACAGGTCTGCCTTCCACCCACGTTCTCATGCCATATGCTGTGGGGACGGTGTACTGGAACGGAACTTCCCATCGTATAGCAGAACCTTATACAGGGATCGTTAGCGTCATTGAGAGTAGCGGTACATCACTTACACTAGCACCTTCCAATTACAATTCGCTGTTCTATCTAACCAATAATGGATTTAACGCGGTAACTTTACCCTCTTCTACGGTTACAGTCGATGGAGGAAACTACTGGACACTGCGAAATGCGACAAACAACTATCTGTCCATCACTCTGACAAACACGTTGTCTCTCACAAGTCCGCTTGTCATTCCGCCTTCCAATGCGACAACGCTGACGGTGTCTAGGGTTACGTCCAATACAATTCTTTTGTTCTAAACTAGCAATGTCATTGGGTCAAGGTCTTGCGTCCAAGTACTATTCTGGATTCAATCCGTTGATTTATGGAAATTGCGCGCTCTGGGTGGATGCGGGTGATACGACGAGTCTCACTTTATCGGGATCAAATATCACCGCAGTCCGTGACAAGTCTCCTCAGAGTAATGCAATTACTGTAAGCGCTACCCAACCAACCTACGTGTCCAATCGGCAAAATGGGTTGGGTGGGATCTTTATGAATGGAGCGAGTTGGTTGATCAATACAACTCTAAGTTACTCGCTCGCGAACAGAACTATATTCATTGTAGCAGAACAGACTGCTTCGTCAACAACTTCGTTTGAAGGCATCCTTGTTTTCGGAGGAAGTGCCACCACTCTAGATTTCAATTCGTCCAATGCGATTGTGTATTCGGCCCGAGGAAGCAATGCGGGCCAAAATGTTAGTTTTAGTGTCTATGGTCGAGGCGGTGATTACGTATTGAACTTTGGTACATCTACAACCCCGATGCCATTTCGCGTGTATTCTGAATCCTTTGCGTATCCGAATGGAACTCTGTTCGTAGATGGATCTCAGACAGTAACAGATACAGCGGCACTTACAGTAGGAACTGCGACTGGGTGGGTCATCGGTGGACGATTTGATGCCAACAATTCAACTCCTCGCGTGCCTCTGTATGGGTATATCTACGAGATCCTTGTGTACAGCAATACACTTCCCGCAATAGACCGTCAGGCAATCGAATCCTACCTCATGCGCAAGTGGGGTCGCACTGCGAATCTGCCGACAACTCATCCCTACGCGTCCATCGTTCCAGTGACTCGTTCATTTCTACCATTGGATATTTCGGGGTGCTCGTTATGGTTGGATGCTGCGGATTTTCAATCGTTTACTTTAACAGGAACTGACGTCTCGCAGTGGAGAGACAAGTCGGGAAGCAATAATCACATGAACCAATATTCCGCAGCGACTGCTCCATCGTTGTCCACACTAAACGGATACAATACGGTATTCTTCAACACCGCAGATCCCACTTCAGCACAATATACAGAACCATTCACAAACATAAAGGTTCTTCGGGGAACCAACTTCCAGACAACATCGAACTCTACTGTATTTTTAGTTGCTACACCGATGTATACAGCGACCAATACGAGGTTCATTGTAAACTTGAAATCAAGAAATGCTACTTCGTGGGCAAATCTTTACGATTGGACGCTTGGAACCGGAAACGGAATTTATAGTAGTTACGTTCGCACAGATACAACTCTTGTTGGAGCAGATAACTCTTATTATGCGTCAAATACAACATCTCTAACAGCTGTTCAAGTTACAGGAACGAGCGTTGCCTTTTATCGTAATGGAAGTGTATATTCGTCGGGAACACTGTCGTTGCCCATGCCAGCGTCAGATGCATTTCAGGTATTTACAATCGGTGGGTATCTAAACACGGATCCATATGATTTTGTTTGTAAACAGGGTGCCCGTATACATTTCAATGAATTGCTTGTGTACAACGGATCACTCACAACTTATGAACGCGAGCAAGTAGAAGGATATCTCGCGAGGAAATGGGGATTCCAAGGATCGACGTCTTCTCTTACAACATTCATTCCCACGCAGATCTCCGGTTGTGCTCTCTGGTTGGATGCTGCTGATTCGTCTACAATTACTCTCTCTGGTTCTAGCGTCACTCAGTGGAATGACAAGTCTGGAAATGCAAGAAATGCAAGTGGCGGTGTAAGTCCAACATTCTCAAACAACGCAGTCGTATTCAATGGATCCACTCAACATTTAACAACTACATATACGGCAGTTCCAAGCGCAGAAACGGTGTTCGTAGTAGCAACAATTACAGGGTCAACTGCGCCACAAAACTATTTTATATTTGGAACGGCAACAACGAACGGGCGTGGATATCAAGTAAATCTCACATCGGGTACATATACCGTGAACTGGGATAAATCAGGTGTAGCGAGATATGCTGCTACGGGTGGAATTCTACAAAATGTTCGGTTTCTTACAAGTGGTCTTTTTACAGGAACAGCAGGTTCAACGGGAGTAAATGGAGGAAGTCAGTCAACACAAGCGTCATTCTCTTTCTCGGGGGCAGGAACAACTGCAATCGGTGGTGCCGGAAACACCGCGGGCACGTTTTGGCAGGGGTCTATTAACGAGATTATTATTTACAACACGACTCTGACAACCGATCAACGTCAGCAAATTGAAGGTTACCTTGCGAGGAAATGGGGACTTGCTGGAAATCTTCCTTCTAGTCACCCGTATGTATTGCAAAGTCTCCCCTCCACTCATCCCTTCATCTCTCGTCTCCCCGCAACACTTTCATTCAACCCCCGCCAGATTCCCAACTGCGCGTTGTGGTTGGATGCGGCAGATAGGTATACATTGACGCTCTCAGGATCCAATGTAACGGCGTGGGCGGATAAAAGTCCAAATCAATTCGTTGGAACTGTCTTCAATTCGCCGGTATACACCCAAAATGCACTGGGACAATGCCCAGGAGTTGCATTCAACGGTTCATCCCAGTACATCAACTTTGGAAATGTTCTCAACCTAGGAACATCATCTATCTACGTCTTTTCTGTTTGTAAATACGATACAACCGGCGATGGTACAATCATAGCGAAGTCGTCGTACCGCGGTAATCCAGCAAGGTGGTGGCTAACCCGTGCAGCCGTAGATGGAGGTCAAACTATGGGGATATCACCAGCACTGGATACGGTAGGGCTTGCGTCATTCAGTGACACAACAACCAACGTTCAATTGTTTTCTGGGTATTGGGATCGTTCAGCAGTATTCGTTCTTCAAAATGGAACACAGAGAGCAACAACATCGCTTGTAAGTTCTAGCAATCTGTCAAACACAGATCCGTTGTATGTTGCTGCGTATCCAAATAGCAATGGAACGGCCCCGAACACAATCGGTGGATATACCTATCTCAACGGAAAGATCGGAGAGATTATAGTTTATAACGGTTCTTTAACACTATCTCAACGTCAGCAGGTCGAAGGCTATCTTGCGTGGAAGTGGGGGCTTCAGGGATCGCTGTCTTTACTTACAACCTTCAGCGTCCCAGGGATCTCAGGCTGTACTCTGTGGTTAGATGCTGCAGACTCATCTACGTTTACCTTCAGCAGTGGATCAAACATCTCTCAGTGGAGGGACAAGAGTTCGAGCGCACTGACTGGAACCGCAGTAAACTCCCCGACTCTGATCCAGAGTGGTATAAACGGGTTTCCCTCCGTGTCATTCAACGGATCGTCCCAGTATATCAATTTTGGAAACGTTCTAAACATGGGCACAAATCATATTTACGTATTTGTGGTCTGCCAGTTCAGTTCAACTGCGAGTGGTGGGGTTGTAGGAAAGACAAGTGCTCGAGGGAATCCAGCGAGGTGGGCCTTACTACGAGAATCGGGAAATATGATTATGATAATAGAAGGAGCATCCGTAGCGATTAATAATTGTACCTACGCAGACTCGTCTACAAGGGCAAGAGTATTAACGGGATACTGGGACCGTTCCAATGTATTCAATCTCGAAAACGGAATCCAAAGGGCAGTTGTTGCGTTGGCAGATACAACGTCCTTGTCCAACACAGATCCTCTGTATATTGGAGCCTATCCGAATAGCACTGGAACAGGTCCACTAGCAGGTCTCTACTTCGGTGGAACGATTGCAGAAATAATAGTCTATCAGGCAGCATTAACGACTACGCAACGTCAACAAGTCGAAACCTACCTCGCTTCCAAGTGGGGTGTTTCCGGGTTGGGTCTTCCCTCTACGCATCCTTACAAGAAAATCAGTCCTATCTAAGATGATAAGAGATGTCAACTGGACCTCAAGGAGTTCAAGGGATACAAGGAACGCAGGGACAGCAGGGGATCGCCGGTCCTACAGGACTTCAGGGTCAACAGGGAATTCAGGGAATACTTGGACCTACGGGAGGAGGGTTCACTGGACCAACGGGTGTTACTGGAACAACGGGAACAACTGGGTTCACCGGACCAACGGGAGCGGCCGGGTTTATCGGATCCAATGGTGCAACGGGTCCTACCGGTGCGGGTGGAACAGGACCAACGGGACCAACGGGAGTCACAGGATCTGCGAATGCGATGATGCTGATCACAGAATCGTCTGCCACGAGTTTGACGTTGGCATCGTCCAACTGGAATCGGTTCTTTTTCCTTTCCAATCCAGGATTTAACGCAGTAACCTTACCTGCGACTACATCCACTGCCGATGGAGGGAATTTCTGGTCATTGCGCAACTCTACAACCAACTATCTTTCTGTGTCACTCATCAACACATTGAGTCTGACCAGTCCACTCGTGATTCCTCCTACAAATACATCGACAATCGCTATCTCGGGAGCAACTTCAAATACATTTCTACTATTTTAACAATGTCCCGATTTCAACCCATACAATCCAAATACTACTCGGGGTTCAGTCCATTGAACATAGGTGATTGTGCGTTGTGGTTGGATGCTGCGGATTCAACAACAGTTACTCTATCGGGTTCGAACGTAACCCAATGGAATGATAAGTCTGGAAATGGGTACAATGCGACGCAAGGAACTGCAGGTCAGCGTCCCACGTATTCAAACAGAGGTGTCTATTTCAATGCGGCATCGTCAAACAATATGGCAATCTCCGTACCCTACCCAAATAACTTTACAATGTTTTTAGTGGCATCTTCAACGGCTGCATCCGGAGCTTACTATTTGGGTCGCGCGAACTCTGGAGGGGGAGGACCAACCCTTATCGCAAACTTTACGGGGTCATCTATCGAATACTACAATGCGGCTGATCGAGCAACGTTTGCCGCGACTCCAACGAGCACTTTTTTGATTTCATTCACACAACAATTGGGAGGTCGAATCGTGGGATTTTACAATGGAGCGAGTGCCTTCGATATTGCCCAGACAAACAATGTCAACCCAGGAGTCGCATGGTCGACGTTAGGTAACTCGTATCTAACAACGTATAACAACTATATTACTGGGTTCATGTATGAAATGATTATTTTCAATAGCATTCTCTCAACCGCCCAACGCCAACAAGTGGAAGGGTACCTTGCATGGAAGTGGTTGGGGAGTGGACCGGTTTCTTCAATTACATCCTTCCTTCCCACACAGATTTCCAATTGCGCTCTCTGGTTGGATGCCGCAGATTCGTCAACAGTGACCTTGTCTGGATCGAACGTAACAACTTGGGCAGACAAGTCGGGAAGTTCAAATAACGCAACGCAATCCACAACTTCCAATGGACCGGTATATTCCAGCAATGGTCTTGTATTTAATGGTTCGAATTGGTTAACGACTCCAATCACATCGGCTCCAACTGCAGAGTCTCTCTTTCTCGTCATGAGATATACGACCAATACAACTGCGGATATTTTTACGGGAACTTCTGCGGGGTTACGAGAATTTCTCATCTACAATGGGTCTATGTTTGTTGGACGGTTTGGAACCGCTCCGAGCGGCACCAACGGAGGTGCCATTGCATCTGGTACAACAAATCTTCTAACCTACCAATACACAACAACACAGGTAACATTTACTGTGAATGGAAGGGTAACTGGAAGTGGAGCACCTCCTTACACGTATACCGGATCCGGAACAACCTTTATTGGATCCTCTACCTTCGCACCAAACAATTTGTATGGAACGATTTATGAGATTGTGTATTATTCTAGGTCATTGACTACAACCGAGCGTCAGCAAGTTGAAAACTATCTCACATCAAAGTGGGGTATTTCTAGGGTAGGTCTTCCTTCTACCCACCCATATTCCTCCATTCTACCCGTCACTCGGGCGTTTCAACCGATTGATATTTCAGGATGCGTTGCGTGGTTGGATGCGGGAGATCCATCGACAGTTACGCTATCTGGATCGAACGTAACGCAGTGGAACGACAAAACTGGAAACGGGTATAATGCAATCCCCACCGGAACTACAAGCGTATTCACATATTCAAATACTGCTTTCAATACATCGTATCCAGGTGTCACGCTGGGAGCAGCATCATCAACCTTTTTTAATTTGAACATACCAGCAAACACATTTTCAAATGGAATCTATGGAATCTCCGTGTTCCGTCCAACAAGTTCTACAACCAACTATTGGATGGCCAGACCCACCTCTGGTGCTATTCCGTATCCGATTGACGCATATTCATCAACAACAAATAGTTGGAATCGCCGTCTGATAGGAAACGGAAGTCAGTATTGGGAAATCACGATGAGTGGTGGATATAATTTTCTTACACAAAGCAATACACTTTACTACTTTGAAGCAAATCCCGGCTCAACGTTTTCTTGGGTGGAATTTGTGAACGGAGTCTCATCGCCGGTAACTGGAACACTCTATTCCAATGGAGCAGCATCATATTCGGATGCTGGGTCGAGTACATTGCGAATTTATCTACAAGGTATCCATTGTGAACACATACTTTTCAATAGAAAACCATCGACCTACCAGCGACAGCAGTTGGAGGGATACCTCGCTAGAAAGTGGGGATTGTTAGCTCCTTCTACAGACCTAATTACATTCACTCCCACCCAAATTCCCGATTGCGCGTTGTGGTTGGACGCTGCTGACCAGTCGACGATTACACTGTCTGGATCGAACGTAACGCAATGGAGTGACAAGTCGGGAACATCCAATCACGCAGTAACAAGTTTACGCTTTTCTTGGCTCGGACCAACCGTAACGTCATCCAATACTCTCAGGTTCACTCGTGTTGCGGGTACGTCGGTACAGATGTTGCGAACTCAAACAGGAAGGCAGACAACCCGACCCGTTACATTCGCAGTCGTTGTCAAACCAATCGAAACAAACGCGGGAGCAATGATGGATTTCCAAAAGACTACAAACGGACAAGCCTTTCATGCACTGTTTCCCGGTCAAATGAATGTAAGAGGTTCATCCGGTGCTACGATTACATCCTACTCATTTACGCAATTACCAACCTCGTCATTTAGCGTTGTGTGTTTCCAATCTACATCCAACGTATTCAATGGGTACAGAAATGGAACTGCGTTCGCAACAGCAACAGCGACACTGAGTATGCCTATAACAGATGCAGTATATACCACCATCGGAGCGTTGACCGATCTAAACTATGACGGTGGTGGGTTTGCTACAGCCAGTAACCAGATCGCAAACACGGCATCTTCTGAGTTTGCCGAGGTTCTGATGTTCAACGCACTGTTGAACACAACACAGCGTCAGCAAGTCGAAGGATACCTTGCTATAAAATGGGGTATTCGGAGTAGTCTTCCCTCTACTCATCCCTATGCGATTACCAGTCTTCCCGCATCACATCCGATGAGAACTATGCTTCCCGCAACAGTTTCATTCAATCCCCGTCAGATTCCCAACTGTGCGTTGTGGTTGGATGCGGCAGATTTACCCACACTGACCTTGTCTGGGTCCAATGTAACGACATGGTTGGATAAATCAGGAAATGGAAGGAATACGTCGACCTTTTGCAACGCCCCTACCTTTTCCAACAGGGCCGTACGGTTTAGCACCAACCAAGGACTTGCTGTGAATTTATCTGCGTCCTCTGCAACGGAATCTGGGTTTATCGTATGTGGGTTTACGGATTACTCGGTAGCATCTACATTACTCGGTTCTTCCAATGGAGACGGAGGCAGACAATTTCGCGTAAATGGAGGTATAATTCAAACTGTAAAGCAAGATATTGCTGGAGTCGTGTTTTCGGGAACTGGGTTATCCCTAAACACAACGCAATTGACGGAATACGTAAACAATGGTAGCACTCTAACGCATTATTGGAATGGAGCAACGTATGCGTCGGGGTCTACAATATCGTACACAGGAGGTCGAACTACATCAATCGGATATCGTTGGGGACCCTTTGAACCGTTCAATGGGTACATCCAAGAAATACTCGTGTATGACAGAGCGGTAAGTACCGAAGAGCGCCGACAGATTGAAGGTTATCTCGCATGGAAATGGGGATTTGAGACACCGTTGACACAGACACTGACCTCCTTCCTTCCGACCTATATTTCCAATTGTATTCTTTGGTTGGATGCTGGGGATTCCTCCACACTCACCTTGTCGGGGTCCAATGTGACGCAGTGGAATGACAAGTCGGGCACATCCAACAACGCAGTGACAAGTTCGCGATTCCCTTGGTTAGGACCAACGATAACGTCTTCCAATTCTTTGAAATTTACTCGTGTTGCGGGCACATCTGTTCAAATGTTACGCACGCAAACGGGAAGACAAACAACAACCGATGTAACGTATACCGTTGTAGTAAAACCTTACAATGAGGCAACGGGTGCTACTTATTTTGACCTTCGAAAGGCAACAAACGGACAAGCGTTGGTAAACTTGTCATCCAATTTTGCAAACTATCGCGGTTCTACGAGCTCTTTGTACAGTATTGCAACATCTTACTCAACCTCGGCATTCAATGTTATCACTCTACAAGCAGGAACCAACAGGTATGCTGCGTATTTGAACGGGAACATCGTTGGATCCGGAACATCTACATTGGATATGCCAGCATCAGATGCAGCGTATACTACAATTGGTGCGGCAACGGATATAAACTTTTCGGCAGGTGCGACATCAAACAACCAGATCCTGTACACACAAACATCCGAGTTTTACGAGATTGTCATGTTCAACTCGTATTTGACGTTAGCCCAAATTCAGCAAGTCGAAGCCTATTTAGCTTCCAAATGGAACGTTCCTATTCGCAGTCTACCGTCGACGCATCCCTACAGTAAAATCAATCCTTGCTAACCACAATCATGATAAAGGACCCCGAATACGCATACGAGACTACAAAGTCGGGAAGGCGGGCCTGAAGAACGGCAACGTGGTCGCCAATGGACTTACCAGACACGAACTGAATGTAATCCTGAAGAGAGCGTGCCTGTCCATCCGAGCACAGAGGAGGAGCAGTCATGGGGATTTCGTAGATGGTAGTCGCATTTCGAAATCCACCTGCCGCCCACTGAATCAGACGCGGTTTGAGGATGTCGTAGGAAATAGTCCCGATGGATTCCAGAGAAACCCTGTCGTTGGTCTCCTGCGTGACAAGAAGTTCCTGGGATCCAAGAATGTCTTCCAGGCGAATGGGAGGAGGGGTAGGAAGTGTTGCGATACCGCCACCAGAAATATCCAGAAGACTACCACCAGACACGTCTACACCACCGCCAGACACGTCCACAACTTCACCCGACACGTCTACAACTTCACCAGACACGTCCACAACTTCACCAGAGATATCCATTTGTTATCTTCGTCCGTAAAAATAATGCAGGCCGATCCGCACATTGTCAGTAACCAGGTGATCCGCCGCATGCAAACTCTTCCCACAGAGTTACAAGAATTGATCATTTCCTTCGTCCCAGAGAAACCCAAACAAAAATACCCAATAGGACTACAGCGGTCCCTTGAAAAACTTCAACGGTCTCCGAAACGAACACCTATGGATTTAAAAGGTCTTGACGATTTTGTACTCAAGTAACAATGGAATACAGATTTCTACTGGACCACTGGTCCGAACTTGTCCGTGCGTTCAAGGACAGTGAAAAGGAAAACGGCGTGGAACCGAGAGATTCTGAACTTCTTGCGCTCGCAGCACTGGATCATATTCAATGGACACGGATTCGTCAGTGGAACCTGTTTGTTCAGAAGCGTGGCGAAGACTTTGAGAAGTTTGTAGAGGCACTTAAGCGCCGGATTGAAGAACCTGCAATACGTCGATTTCTGGAGGATGAAGAACTCAGGAAAGTAATGC